ACCGCTAGCAGCAGCATTCATAAACATAGAAATACCTGACGCAGTACGACCAACACCGTTAATGTTTGTCTGGCCGTAGCTGTACGAAGGAAGTCCTGTGCTTTCATCTGCCAAGACACGAGCCTTGTCAAACAGCATCATATTCTGTTGCGACACGTTGGGGAACTCTGTACCAAAGATTGATTGTCCCGGAGCACCACCTTGACGTTTGAACACTTTACCCGGATAGATTTTAAGGTCTTGCCCCGGACTCAGGTTGTTCTCGTCAATCTCAAAGATCAAGTTACCAGAGAGAACAGCGTTGTCAACAGCCATCCTCATAAAGCCATTCATGAGAATCTGTGTGTCTTCCATGTTCTCTGCAATACCGACCCCAAAGAAGCTGTACGGATTAATTTCGTACGGAACAGCTTGGTAGGGAATGCGGGTTGGTTTGAACGGGTTCATGACACAGCGGATAACTTCTCCGTTGCACACCCAGATATTGACATTGAGTTGATCGTAGTCTTTTAGACTTTTCGGAACTTCAATCCCATTCTCTCGTAACATCTTTGCATCGACATACCCCCAAAACTCTAGGGCTTCAAATCTTTCAACGGTGCTGCTAGAGGACTCATCCTCCATCACCATTTCCCACCATTCCCGTTGGTAGTCGGGGCCAAACTCGCAGGCTTTGTCAATGGCAGTTGATCTGAAATAGGGTCGATTCTTAAGTTGTTTTAAGTCTTGTTTTGAGAGCTTGTGCCGCTGTACAGCATACTCACTCTCTTCCATGTTTGCAGCGTCTGGGTCTGGGTAGAAATTCCAGACAGATACATACTCCACTACAGGGACAGTCTTAATCTCAGGGTCATATTCTCCTGTATCTGTCCATCGTGGGTACTCTTTCTCAACAGCAAATGGACCCTTCATAATACCAGTGCCGAAGAGGGCCATCTCAAAAGCTACAGAACGTAGGTGTTGATTGGCCGAACTCTCTTCTAGCTGGTCTTGAATCTTCTTTTCCATACGCTTTGCAGCAAGCATGGCGGGTTCAATTGTAATTGCGCTAGGAGTGCGTCCTTGTCCTTCTACAAGCTTACCTTCCAGAGGCTTTAACTTTTCAGCCATAGCACCTGTACGAGCCATGTTAAACTGAGTGGCTCCGGGTGGCAGGGGAGGGCCGTCTCGTGTACCAAACAGAGGGGCTTGGTTCACATAAGCCTTGGTCTCGGGGGAATCAAAAGCTGGGTCAAAACTCACTGCTTCCGCGATACCCTCGGGCAGACGGGAAGGCTCAATGGTCAGTGGGAACTTATTGTTACCAAAGAGTACATCGACAATCTGGCCGTATGCAGCGAGAACCTTTGTCTTAGTGACTTTAACAAAGATACGAGACTTTTCAGAATCAGTGAAGACCGTATCAGCACCGTACAAACCACGATAATTCCGATATGACGTAATAAAACGCTGTTCATCCGTATATTTCTTAGTTTTAGCTCGGCTGTATCTTTGTCTGACAAAAGAAACTATGGGGGAAACCCTTTGTTCTTCTGACACATCCTCGGCTACATCATCAAGAGCTTCTACTTGATCGGAGAGCACTTCAAACGGAGTTTCATCTTGATTCATTGTTCACCTTAATACCCAAAGATTCTACTTGATGGGTTAAATTCATCCCCACTAACTTCGGGATTAAAATCGAAAAGAGAAGATCGAGGTCTGCTACGTAGGCCATACCGAAGGGCGTCATACAAGTGGTCGTGAGCGTAGCTCGTATCTACATCCTCTGGATTACTCTTATCCAAAGGAATAGCTGGAAGCTGTGCAATCAAGTTAACACAGGTGTCAAAGACTTGCATACGAGGTTCCCCCGTAAATTCGTCTACTTGTAACCGTCGGTGTATTTCGTTCTTACCCGCTACACGGCTGCCTTTGCTACGGTCAGCAGGTCTCCAACGACATCCACGGCCAATCATCTGATCTGCCAAAGACGGGCCTGTATCACCTCGCTGGTGCCACAGAGAACTATCTAGCATACCATAACGAATTAAGCCATCGTACTTCTCTGCGTCCAAAATCATGTCTGCCAAGTCAATAGCCAACACCTTAGAGACGTACAATTCTCTGTACACGAAAACTTTTTCTGTCTTAGGTTCTATTGCAAACCAAAGAACACCAGAATAACTTCCATACCCGTAGTCGCAAGCCCTGAACTTTACCCAATGATTTGGTACATCGAAAGGCTCAATGACGTGAATCTTGCGACTCCATTCAGTGAAGGCGCTTCCCTCGGCCACATCCCAGTCACCATACAACAATTGCTTGCGCTGATGTTCTGGCATGGACAGCAGGGTTCTGCGATACTCCTTATCTCTTGTTAGATAAGGGTTATCTTTTAGAGCGGCGGGGATAAACCTGCGTCGGAAGAGGGGGCGACCGTAATCTTCGCTCTCTTCGTCATCGTCAATCATCACTTCGCCTGTCTCTGCATTGGTGGCCCAGAAGGCTTTACCAGCAGGAGCGGGGTCGATAAACATTTTCTTAACCCACATGTGTCCGGGACCACCGGGGTTGGTGGAAGCCCTCATAGACAACGGTAGGTCAGGAGCAGTTGTACGAAGACGGCTGTACATGTAATTCCACGGATAGGCTGTGGGCCATTGGGTAAGTTCGTCAAAACCAATCCACGTAAAGGCTTGCCCTTGGTATCTCAGAACATCGTCATCTCTTTCGAGGTAGGACATCCAGAGTTGAGCGCCGGAGGGGAATGTCCAAGTCTTATCTCGTTCACTCCACTTACCCCTTACTGTGGGGTTGTCGTATAGGGTCTTACTCTCACGAATAAGATCACGAAGTTCTTCTGTTGTACGACGAACAAGAAGACCACTAAATTTTGGATGGTTAAAATATCTTACCGGATCAGCTAGCATAGCGAAGGACTTGCCACCACCTGCTGCACCACCGTAAAGGATTTGACGCTCTGAGGCAGCTAGGAATACACTTTGAGGGCCTTCATTTGGCTTAAAGATGACACGTTCTTCTACGGCAGGCTCTTTATCCTCTTCTTCAATCTCAGTTACGAGCGGAGATTGGGGAATCTGGATCGAGGGCGTCTTCAAGGTCGAAGGTGCTTTTGCCGAGCTTGTCTTCGTGCGCCTTGGCTTTTTGGTAAGCGTCCTTATAGACTTCGGCCCACTTTTTAAGAGTTTTAGCTTTATTTCCTCGTCTTCGGTCATCTTCTACTCTTTTGTGTAGCCCCATGTGCGAGATTGTACGTCCGGTTACATCAGATAACCAGCGTGATACAATACGGTAGGAATAGCCTTCTCTCAGATGCTTCTTAGCTTGTTCGAGAGCTTCAAGTTGAAAGACATCAGGCTCTAGTATCTTGACATCAGTCTCACTGACTTTGTAACCAAAAGGAATAACACGAGACAACCGAGGCACAGACTTCCACTCTTTACCAGAGAGGTTAAGAATGTCTTTTTGTGCAGGTTGCATCATGACTATTTCCTTTTAGGTTGGCGTCTAGAGTTGACTTTTTGACTAACAACACGAAGGTTGGAATCTGAGCCGTTTCTGGGGTTAAAATCTTTGTGGTCAACGTGGAGTCCATCACCCTTTTTCACCCTTCCGGCTTTTTCCATCTTACGACGAGCTTTATTACGTGCAGCCCTGTCGGCAATGCCCTCTGGTGTACCTTGTGTGGCTTTGTATTCTTTTTTATAATCACGAGGCTTGGCCATTACTCTTCCTCTTCGTCTTCGTCAACCTGCTCTGTCTCTTTACTGGGTAGGTAGAAAATTCCACCAGAAGTTTTCATTTCAACTTTTTCAACCTTAGCAAGACCGGCACGATCAAGAACATCTTTAGCTGTAGCCAGAAGTTCTTTGTTACCAATAGCAACAGGGTTATCCAGAATACCAACAAGTTTAACTGCTGCTTTAGGTGCATTCTGAGAGATGTATTTCTTTGTAGCCTCAATAATGTCTTCTTCGAGGCGTGCCACTAAGTCTCTAGTCGGGTAGCTTTCGCTATACCCTGCCAGCACCTTGGCTTTAGCTGCGTTACCATCAGTAGTAGAAAAGAGAAGCTCAATAAAAAGTTTCTCTCTTTCATTCAAACTTCTCTTTTCCAATTTATTTCCTTTAGCAGCTTTTCTTGCCTTTAACCATCCCACCTTTTGCGTAGGCAGACTTAGCACTTTTGCCCATCATCTTAGCAGCGGGCACACCCTTAGAGGGCCGAGGCGGTTTCTTGCCCGCCATTTTTGCAACCTTTTTACCCACATTCATCTTCATGTTATCCATGTCGTAACCTCATTTAATTCTATGCGCTAAGTGCTACTGCTAGTTTTGCAGCTTTTCTTGTATCCACCACTGCTTGCCGCAGGGTTAGGCCCGGATACACTTCTTCATCGAGATAGCCATCTCCCGCAGTCACAACCGTAGAAGCCGCAGACTGGATTAGGAGGGT